GATTATTTTGAAGCAGACTATGACGATTTACTTGCTAGAGATGAGCAAGGTAACTTAACACATACAGTATGGAGTAAACCATGAGTTTAATTAAAGTAAAAGGTAGTTCTATTACAGGAGCTTTGGCTGCAGTAGATGGCTCGGCTCTAACTGGGATTAGTGGTGGTAAAGTTTTACAATCTGTTGAAGCCATATTATCATCAAGTCAATATTCAACAAGTAGTAGTTATAGTACAGTTTTATATGCGTCTATAACACCATCTGCAACTTCAAGTAAAATTTTAGTATTAGGATCAGTAAACTATAATTTATATGGAAATGGAAGTACAAATCACCCAAATGGATTTTTTGCACTCAACCAAGAAATATCAGGTGGAGCAGATACACAAATAACAGAAAATCAAACTAGCTTTTCTGGTAATGTAGGAGGAGATAGTACAGACCAACAAAATTCAGGCATATTTTTGTCAAAACTTTTTTCTCCAAACACTACTTCACAAGTAGATTGTAAAATAAGAATGAAAGCTACGTCAGGTAGAATAGGAATTTTAGGACAAAGTTCTACTCCTAATTACTCTTTAATAAATGTTTTGGAGATTGGAGCATGATTGATTTTAATAAAATGACAATAAGTATAGAAAAGTTACAACCTAATTCTGAATACACTATTGATTATAATGATGGCACAGTAAACGAAACACTTTTTAATTCTATAAATTGGATAAGTACAAATAGTTTAACTTGGACAGCAGTAAAAGAAGAAATGGATAAACTATGATTAATCCTAAATGTGATTGCGAATTAAATAAAGACGAGTGCGATTGTCAGTAAATGAAGGTATCAGATAAAACCGAAATCGGTTTACCTCTCAAAAATTTATTAGGTCTATTAGCTGCAGTAGCAACTGCTGTATGGGCATACTTCGGTATTATTGAACGCTTAAATAATATTGAGACTAATGGCAAACTAATGATTACTGATGTAGAAAAAAATACTGAGTTTAGAATAAAATGGCCTAGAGGTGAAATGGGATCACTTCCAGCAGATAATGAGCAGTTTATGTTAATAGAACATATAGCTGGACAAGTAGAAAAACATACAGAACAACTGGAAGGAGGTATGCATAACAAAGTGAATATCGATTTTCTAAAAGATCAAGTAAGTAAATTACAAGATGATGTAGAAAAATTAAAAGATAAAGTGAGGGAAGCCAATGGTCATTGAGTATGTGTTTAGTTTATGTATGTTTGTCAACGGATCGTTAGATGGGCATATGATGACAGATGGTCTATCAGACTGTCTAAGAGTTAAGAGAGAAGCTGAGAGAAATTTAGCAATAAATAGAGAGAATGTTATTCGGTATGAATGTGGTAAAGTTAAAGCAGAACTTAGACCAGATGCCGAAGGTAATTTAAAAATATATAAAATATTAGAAGATAAATACTAATGAAAGTTTGGTTATTAGTATTGTTTCTACATACACCTGATATGCCTAGCATAAAATATCAGGCACATTTATACAAATCTGAGTGGGATTGTTCTATGGCAAAGGAAGAATACATGGCACATTATTATTCTGAGTCAGAATCCTATAGAGAAACTATGAAAACAAACGCATACTGTTTAGAGTTTGATTCATTTCCTATAGCATACTTCTCACATATCCATGAAATTTAAAGGTCATAAAGTACTTGTCATAGGTGATACCCACGATAGTCCACACATAAATCAAGATAGATTTATTTGGATTGGGAAACATATTAGAAAAATAAAACCAGATTATATTATCCATATAGGTGATTTTGGTAGCTTTGATTCTCTTAGTTACTTTCAAAAGAATGATACGCAACAAGGAAAGCTCAAAGATGCTTTTATGGTAGATATAAAGTCTATGCGATCTGCATTAAAAAAATTAAATAAATACATAAAAGATTATCCTCATCATATTTGTATTGGCAATCATGAGCTGCGTGTTCATAAATTTGAAGAAAAGATACCTGAGATAGCTGGTATGATGAAACATGAATTATATTCTGCATTTGAAGATTATGGTTGGACACATACAGAATATGGTGAATTTAAGTATGTAGCTGGAGTTGCCTTTGTCCATGCACCATTAAACATAATGGGTAAGGAATATGGGGGTAAAAATGCTGAAGTACAAATAGGCAATGATTCCTTACATGACCTAGTATTTGGGCATACTCATAAAGCTAGAGACTGGAAAGCAGTCAAAATTGGCTACGACAAATGGGTAAGAATAGTAAATGTCGGTTGTAGTTTGCCATACGGTCATATAGAAGAATACGCAAAACTAAATATGAATGGCTGGTCTTGGTGTGTTACTGAACTAGGCATTTGGGATAATCATGTCCAAGAAACAAATTTTGTTTCAATGGATAGATTGGAGCGTGAATATGGAAAAACTTAAGAGCATGTGGAGTGGTCTCAAAAGATCAGTGCAAATAGGCATTATCGGTTTTGTGATTATACTTCTTATTGTCCTAGTATCTAATATTGGTTAAGATACATGGAGTTTATTATATTGGCTATTGTATCAGCTTTTGCTGGTACTCTAGCCGATAATGTTATTAACAGTGCAACAAGCACAGGGGGTACAAATATGTTAGGTGGATTGCCAGTTGAAATGATTACTATGTTAGGTAGTTCTGTACTTGGTGGCGTTATGTCCATCTGGTCACAAAGTATCAAAGCAAAACAAGATCAACAAAAAATGTTATTAGCTAGAGCAGACAATCAAATGTCTCACATTGAAAAAGCTAGAACATATGAAAATAAAGGTTTTCAATGGACTAGAAGAATAATAGCTCTATCTGCTGTATTCGGTATTATCATATGGCCGAAAATAGTTCCTGTATTTTTTGATACTTCGGTATGGATTACATGGACTGAGTTCAGTAGAGGATTATTATTTTTAATTGAAAGAAAAGAAGTTGTAATGGACAAAGAATATTTTGGTGTAGTTATTACTCCATTAGACACACATTTGATGTCAGCCATCATTGGACTGTATTTTGGTGGGAGTTTAGTAAAAAAGTAGCTCATATTTGAGCATACAGCATCTAATTAGATGTTCTTTGATAAATCATACACAGGAGTTTCACTTTCCTCCCAGTAGTGAAAAAAAGGGGGTTTATGTGCATATAGCATATTTACCCCCTTATTTAGTTGAAACAATATAATTAGGAACAGTATGGTTATAAAAACTGCATTATATCAGCTCGGGAGGAAGGGCATCGTGATGCGTAACCCAAGCCATGTCTATCAACCAAATCTCTTGTTGTAACATCTTAAACAAAACCATTCTGTATTATCATCATAAGTATTGTTAGTACCTATGAATGGTATCATAACTGGTTGAGTATATTCTCTATCACAATCATGACACTTATGTTTACCTTCGTTACCTCTAGAATGGTATGTCCTCTTTAGTTTCGCTAGACGCTGAAGTCTTAGAACTTTGCCCACTGTTGCCTCCAATCATTTTGAGTACACCTTTGAACTTAGGTAAAACTATTTCAGTTACATATTTTGTTTCACCTTGTTGATCATACGATCTAGTTTCTACTTGACCTTCAAGATACACAGTAGTTCCTTTGCGTACAAACTTCTCAATGGTAGCTGCTACATTGGGGTCCCAACATACAACTCTATGCCATTGTGTTTTCTCTTGCCACTCACCTTGTTTGTCTTTGTATTTTTCAGAAGTAGCTACTGACATACCAGCAAACTTTTCTTCTCTAGCAGATACTTTTACTTCTGGGTCACTGCCAACTCTACCCAATATAATTACTTTGTTAATCATTGTTACCTCCTAACAAATTGTGTGTGAGTAGGCAATGAAGAACAATGCCCATAGCTGACCTACTCACGATCCCCAGCTATAGGCGACTTATACTGTCTTGCTGATCTTCTTCTTATCAGCAACACCAGAATACTTTTCTTCAAGTTTCTGAACATATTTACTGTCGTCAAACTTACCCATAAATATATCAGAACATAAACCAAGATGACTAAACGCTTTTGTCAAAGCATCTGTCATCGCTTTCTTTGGTGCTTCATCATCAAGTGCACCAGTTTTTCTGAATAATTTTTGAACAGAACATATTGGTCCATAGTAACTCCAGAATAAATTATCATTTTCTGTTTTACTTGTTGCAACTGACACTTCTGCAAATACCAAATCATTTGTGTAAGTATAATTAACTGTGTAGTTCCAATCTCTACCAACTGGACCAAACATTTCTGTCATTCTCATAATCTGCCATTGTGGATCAATGGTAGTTATTTCACCGAAACCTTTGTTTACTCTTTTAGTAAATCTTGGATCAGTTTCTTTCATGCAATCCCAAACAAATCTGTTTTGAGATTTAATACCTTCAACACTATCTTTCGTTGTCATTGTATCTCCATACTTTTACATTGTTTTGAAAACGATTCAAACGCCTATCGCCTGAATCTATTATATATTTCAACAACTTAAGCTCAGTTATTCTGGGCCTAATTGATGTAATATCTTCATTCATAATCTCGGCTACTTCTTCACAAGTAGCACCGTATGATCCTTTTCTTTTGAACACTTCAATAGCTTCTGTTCTAAGAATAGCTGCTCTACTATCAACTTTAGCTGCAGCTTCTTTGCTAGTGCTTTGTTCCTTGTATCCAGCTTTCAGTGGGTACTTCTTCTCCAAAGTGGATTTTAGAATCTTCTCCATTTGCTATTTTCTCCATTAAATTGAAGTCTACATAATCAGCTGGCTCAACTTCTGTTTCAACCATATACCAAAATATATGACAAGCTACTTCTAGCTTTCTTTGAAACTCTTTGTCAGCTTCTACTGTAAACACATTGTAACCCATGTTACCTTTCAATACAGATAACACAGCTTTACTAAACCCAGTAACCATCATGTAATGTTGTAACTGAGGATAGTATTTATCTATTGTATTCTCATCTTTCGCAAAAGGATTTATGTGTTTAGCTTCAAACACTTTACCTTTTGCTACTCCATCAAGACTACCATAAATAAAATCATATTGTGGGTGTGTCCATATACTATTTATATTAACAACCCTTTCGCCAGTAACTTCCTGATACCATCGTCTATTAAATTCTTCGGTAAAGATTCCAAGTTGAACTGGCAATACACTTGATAAATCTGGTGGCTCTTGTCTGCCAACTTTCTCAAGCCATAAGTCTTTCCACTCGCCTTTGACAAGACGACTTGCGTCAGTACCTCCAATGCCTCTTGGTCTTTGGGGTGCTTTAAGTTTACCATTTCCTTTTCCCATTTAGTCAACACTCCTTTCATTAATCTGTCGTCGTCTACGAAGTTCTCGTTTATCTCGTTCCAAATCCCTTTGTGACTTCCCATATTTGTATCTCCTCCATATATAATCTTCGATCTTCTTGACCTTACGATTATCAGTAATTTTGTTTGATAAATAATTTTCACAGAAATAAAAATACATATCTGCTTCCAAATATCTAGCTGCCAGTCTCACCACGAACGATCTCCTCGATCGTCTTGCTTCTATGTGATCCATGACTTTTGGTAGCTTCTGTATCTTCCATTGCTGTAACTTGTTGCTTAATGCTTTTAGCAAGTTCACTCCCATAATCCTCCTCCAGTATATCACTCAAATACCACATTGCTTTGAGTATGTCTTGTTTTCCATTCTTTGCTTTATGTCTGATGATATACTTGATAGCATTACCTGTAGCGAAATCTAATCCATTCTGTCTTATAAAAGCAGACAGCTGCATATTACTTTTACTGTAATAATCAGGACTAATATTACTCATGGTTTGTATATAACTTCTTCATCAGTTATCTCTCTTGCAGTTACATCAAACTCTTTCAATACTCTATTTATATCTTCTATTGTTAGTTCTTCATCAAATGAATAAACAACAAAAGATTTTTCATATACCATTGGGTCACTCATGTTACCTCCTTACAGTTACCACAATACCAATATGTACCATTACTAAATATTAAATCTACTCCACTGCACTTGCAGTTTTTCGGTTTATTATCTTCTTTGTATTTAATCTTTAATTGTGGTGATAATGTGTCAAAGTATGTGCCAACTTTTATTTTTGGTCTACTTTGTTTTCTTTGTCTTTTAATATTATTGTACATTCAAGAGAATTTGCCCAGCAACAAAATAAGAATCCACTTGGTTTCCGTATACCAACTTCCCATTTTGATACTAGACCTCTAGCACAACCAATAATATCATCAAGCCTTGATTGAGAATATCCTAATCTTTTTCTTTTCTCAATAAACTGCGGTATAATCTCATCAAAAAAAATACCTAGCTCTTTTTCTTTTGCCATACTGTTCTATAATTTTATTTAACAGTGATTGTCAAGTTTAACTAATAAATTTAAGTTTGTGCATTTAGCTGAATACACCCCACACTAATTAGTGTTAATATTTAAAATAAATGTATTGTATCCTTCAGGGTAGTTTCTTAAATTTATTAGGTGCGTAGAGGGATTAGCTTGTGATCACCCTCAATCTTTTCCCGTATAGTCAAGTTTCTAATTTGACCAGTACTTCGAAACCACCCTCGAATACCTCAGACATTTGTCCATACTTCATCTTGAGTGTACCTTACAACCTATAAATTGTTGTTCAGTCATACGCTATCCCTGTCTGCATAACAGGAAACCATTGGGGGAGTAGGAAAGAAAGACTATCAAAACCCTTACTACTCCCTAGTTCTGCTTCATACTTTCTATGTCGGCAGTATAATACCTATGAGGAGCTACCTCATCATTCCAGCAGAATGTTCATTATCTAGCTGGTGGATTTGTGTCTAAGATTTTCCACCACCAGCTAGGATTCAGTATTGTATCTGTAACCAAGAGGATATCCCATTGGTTTTGACTATCCATACAACACTATTCTTATCCAGCCATAGCTGCTACCTCTCTTGGAGCGAAGCCTCTAGCTTTATGTATTTCTTTTTGACATAACTCAATCCAATCATTGCTTTTCATCATATCAACAATCTGTTGTGATCTAGTTCTTGTCATGTTCATTGGCATACCTTTACCTTCTGGGTTACTTGCCCAGTCGGTAGCAGTCTGATAAACCGAATACAAATTCATACCAAACTTACCTTTGTATCTATCCCATAATGTAGACAGCTGTCTCATTCTGTAATCAGATACTCTAGGGTGTATATCATCTTTGATATGAGCTATTGTATTCTCAAACAAATGTTTGACTTGCCAGTTGTTAACCATTGAATTACTCAACACTTCCAATCTTTCTGGAAAGTTAAGAAACTCATCAATACCTTGTTTGATATCTAGTGAAGTTATACTAGCTTTTCTGTTCCAGTTCTTTTTGGACATACCTTGTATCTTCCAATTAGAAGTAAACTGACCATTCATACAAATGATATTAATTGGACCAAATATAAATTGTTCTGCCCAATTCAAATCATAAGCTGTCCAACTCCACAATCTTAGATTGAACATCTCACCTCGATAGTCAAATTTGTATGCTGGAAAATCCATGATTCTAGCGAATCTTTTACCATCATTGTATATGTTATCTGATATTTTAATATCATCAGTATTCATATCTGAATCTACTATGCCTTCATTTAACATACCTACAAACTCTCCATACGATCTTAGATTGTTTGAACTCTTTTCTGATACGGTAGAAATATATTTACCATTATCTCCATGATATAATGCAATCTTGTCTGGCACTTGTTCATAACTGTTGTCATGAAAAGTGTAGATAGGTCGTCTATCTAAATCAAAATTACAATTATCTGCAATCTTTAGTTTCATCATGATTTTGTACCTCCATATGATTTGTCTAGATCAGATTCAGGATCTTCATAATATCCTTCCAACTTCATAAGTCTCGCTTCCATACTTTGAATATGATCCATATGTAGCTTCATTGTTTTGGATATCTGTTCCAAACATTGTGTAATACTTTTGTTC